AGTCTATGAGGTCGAGCGCCTCGTCCAGCGTTATCAGGAACCGCGTCATCAGCGGGTCCGTCACCGGGATGGGCTCGCCGCGCGCCATGGCGGCCCGCCACACCGGGACGATGCTCCCGCGGCTGCCGATGACGTTGCCGTAGCGGACGCAGTCGAAGCCCCAGCCGGTGGTCACGGACTCGGCGAGGAACTTCGAGGCGCCCATGACGCCCACGGGCTCGACGGCCTTGTCGGTGGAGATGGTGACGACGCGGGCGCCGTTCTCCCACGCCTCGGCGCAGACGTTGTCCGTCCCGACGACGTTGGTCCTGACGGCCTCCATCGGGGCCTTCTCGAGCGGCGGCACCTGCTTGAGCGCGGCGGCGTGGAGCACGAGGTCGACGCCGACCATCGCGCGCCTCACGGAGTCGCGGTTCCGGACGTCGCCGATGACGTAGTCCACGTCGGGGAAGCGGACGGCCATGGCCCTCTGCTTCTCCTCGTCGCGCGAGATGACCCTGATGCGCTCGGCGTGGTGGCGGGCGACGAACGCCTGGCCGAGCGAGCCGGTGCCGCCCGTCACGAGGATCATGCCGCCACCCTCGCCTTCCGGCGCCTGGCGGCGTTGCCCATGCCCTTGCGCTCCGGCTTGGCGAGCGAGGCGAGCAGCGGGCGCCAGCGCTCGGCGTAGACCGTGTCGGCGTCGTAGAGCCTGGCCCGCTCCACGCAGGCGTCCCTGCGCTGGCCGCGCGACCGGTACGCCGCCTCCAGCGCCTCCTCGATGGCGAACGTGAACGGCGTGAAGAAGAAGGCGCCCTGGTAGTGGTCCCAGTCGAACTGGCCCGATACCGTCCAGCCCGTGTCCCCGACGAGCTCGGGCTGGGCCGAGAAGTCGGACACGATGGACGGGACGCCGCAGGCCATGGCCTCGATGACGGGGATGCCGAAGCCCTCGCCCTTCGACGCCAGGAGGTGGACGTCCATGGCCGAGTACAGCCTCGCCATCTCCTCATCGTCGACGAGCCCGAGGCGATAGATCGAGGGCGGCACGACGGAGATGCGCCCGGTGTCCATGCCGAACATCCCGCAGGCGGTTATCAGGACCGGCAGCGGCAGGCCGCCGGGGCGGGCGAGGTCGGTGTGGAGGTAGAGCCAGGCGTCGTCGTGGCGGGCCATGAGGCGGGCCACGGCCTCGAGCATCCCGGCCCAGTTCTTGCGGGGCGGCGTCACGCCGATGTTGGCCGCGAAGATGCCCACGAGGAAGGCGTCCTCGGGGACGCCCATCCGCTTGCGCGCGTCGGACGGCGTCGGGTGGTAGACGGGCTCCACGGCGTGGGGGATGGTGGCGACGGGCTCGACGCCAGCGGCGCGGAGCAGCCTGTCGCCGAAGTCGGACATGGGGATGGTCGGGTGCGCCCTCGCCCACCTGATGACGTCGGGCGGCGGCGGGAAGTGGTCTATCGGGGTCCAGGAGAGCACCTTGCGGCGCGCGTCCTTGGCGAGCCAGCGGTCGAACGCCTGCCCCATGACCCAGACGTCGTAGAGCGTGATGGCGACCTCGGCCTCGGCCATCTCCGCCTCGTCGTCGAGGACGTCGAGGCCGTACTGCACGACGCCCTGCGGCCAGACCGTGACGCCCTCCCAGAGCCGCGGTCGCGCCGACTGGTGGCCGTAGTTCGCCAGGACGTGGACGTCGTGCCCGTCGGCGGCGAGGCGCCGCACGACCTGGGCCGTCTGCGTGCCGTAGCCCGTGGGCGTGTCGGGCGCGTTCGAGTACCAGGCTATCTTCAAGGGTTCCCGCCTCCCTGTCCGCCATGTCGGGTAGCACGAAGCCCCGGTGGGCGGGCACCGGGGCTTCGCATGTGGTGGGTGCCGGGATGACGCCCCCGGCAGGCGGGTCTAAGTGTTCGCGCTCACGAGCGGCCGGATGGCCGTCGGGTGGGTGATGTCGCCGTCCGTCTCGTAGATGATCCGGATGCCGACGCTGTCGGAGCCCCACAGGAACTCCGTCGAGACGTCCACCCGGAGCGGCAGGCGCCGGATGTAGTACTCGCTGAAGTCGCCGTAGATGACCGACTTCGTCGCCGAGGCGACCGCCGCCATCGAGGGGTTCTCGTAGATGGCCTTGCCGAGCAGCGTGGGCTGCGGGGCGTTGGCGATGCCGGGGTCGTACATGAACATGCCCTGCGCGTCGCGGAACTTGCGGATCTTGGTCATGGCCGAGTTGGCGACCATCCAGACGCCGTTCGCCCGCCACGGGACCTGCACCGAGTGGAACAGGTCGACGAGGTCGGCCGGCGAGAAGAACAGGTCGAACCCCGTGCCCGACGCGGTGCCGGTGGCCGTGTGCCCAGCCGAGCCGCCGGCCACGTAGCCGTTCGGGCCGGTGGAGCCGTTGGCGAAGGCGTAGGCAGAGCCGGCGGCGATGCCGATCTGGCGCCCGCCCGTGCGGGCCAGCAGGCCCTCCAGGCCGATGACGTTGTCCCGCCACAGCTCGAAGGACACGGGCTGGATGCTCGCGTACTTGAAGATGTTCAGGGTGATGTTGCTGATGGTCGAGTCGGCGAGCGTGAGGCCGCCGCCCTGGGCCGTCACGGTGCCGCCGCCGGCCGCGTCCGCCGTCAGGCGGGGGATGACCACGGGGACGCCGGTCGGCGTGTCGATGACGGTGGCGACCTCGAGGGTCGGGTCCATCGTCCGCTGGTAGACGGAGACGAGGTCCGCGAACGTCGTCGGGACGGCGGAGCCGCCCTCGGACTGGAGCGCGCGGGACTCGACGGGGGTGAACTTGGACGTGAAGCTGCGCGCCTCGCCCGTCAGCATCCGCTGGAGCATCTCGCGGTCGGTAGGCTCGCGGCGCTCGCCGCGGGCGGCCTCGACGCGGGGGGCGAACTCGTCGCGGAAGGCGTCGGCCGCCGCGATGAGCTTGGCTCGCTCGGCATAGCGCTTCTGCTCGTCGAGCAGGGCGTCGAGGTCGGCGTCCATGCGTTCCACGGACTCTCGCTCCTCGGGGTTCAGGCTTCGGCCTTCCTCGAGGGTCGCGTCCAGGAGCGCCTTCTGCGCCTCCCATGCCGAGCCGATGCGCTCCTTGAGCGCGTTGGAGTAGGCGTCCACTGGGACGTCTCCTTTCGGTTCGTGTGGTTGTGTTGACGTGGGCGATGGCCCAGCCGGCGTTTCCTCCGCGCGAGGGGAGGCGACCGGTGGCTCCGACCCAGTCCGCCTAGGCGGCGGGCTTCTTCGCGATGAGCCTGGCCCGCTGTTCGGCGGCCCAGGCGTCGGCGACCGGGGAGTGGAAGCGCGCGTTGATCGCGCGCAGGATGAGCTCGTGCTGCCCGTCGTCCAGCATGTCGTCGCTGAACAGGACGCGGACGGCCTCCTCGAGCCCGTCGTCGTCCACGCCCGCCAGCTCGGCGAGGTGGCGGACGGAGGCGGAGGTGGCGGGGTAGGCGGGCCAGGCCGTGACCGGGCTGACCTCCCAGAGCTTGAGCTCGGTGAGGCGTCGGTTCGTGCGGTCGGCGTCCCACTCCTCGCCGCTGCGGGCGGCGACGTTGAAGCCGAAGCTCATGGAGCTGATGTCGCCGCGCACGACGGCGTCGCGGACGGGGCGTCCCCACTCGTTGTCGGGGAGGTCGGCGTCCACGAGCAGGCCGCGGTCGTCCTCCGAGAGCCGGAGGGTCGGCGCCTTGCCGTAGGTGGAGGCGAGCACGATGTCCCAGTTGTGATTCTGGAACATCTTGATGGGCGACCTCCCGGAGCGGCCGCGCTCGGCCAGCGTCCTAGCGAACGCGCCTGGCGCGATGGTCTCGCGGAAGCCGCCCAGGTCATCCGAGGGCGAGTCGAAGACGGCGGCGTAGCCGCGGAAGTTCAGGCCGTCGCCGCTGGCGCGGATGTCGAAGTCCTGGTCGGGCCACGTCTCCGAGGCGACGCGGAACTCTCGCACGTTGTCCATGGTCAGATCGCTCCTATCAGGGCGGCGTCGGTGAGCCCCAGCAGGGTCTCGAGGATGTGGTCGTCGTCGTCCCACGACGTCGTGGCGCCGTGCGCGCGGGCCTGCGCGGAGGCGATGCCCGCGTATGCGGTGACCCTCGGCGCGACTCGCGTCCCGGCCCGTAGGCGCCGGCCGTAGCCGCTCCCTACGGCGGCGGGCTGGGCCTCGCTGCCCGTCGTGGAGGCCGCGTAGGCGACGGCGATGGCCTGGGCGACCCCCGCGGTCGCCGTGACGCTGGCGGATGGTTGCCGCGCCTGGCCCGTCGCGGTGGCGGTCGCCGCTGGCGCGACGTCCTCCGGGACCATGTCGGCGACGTGCGCCTGCCCGGTGGCGGTGGCGATGGCCGCGACGGCGGTGACCTTCGGGCTGACGCCCCAGGCCGCCGCGACGGCGGAGGCGATGCCGGCCCTGGCGACGACGGAGGCCGCAGGGCGGCTTGCGACGCCCGAGGCGGAGGCAGTGGCCGGCCTGGGCGCGACCTTGGCGCTTGGGCCGCCGGCGGCGCCCGTGGAGGACGCGGTGCCGGCCTGCGCGGTGGCGAAGGCGCCGGTCTGGACGACCGGCTGGTGAGCCGTGCCGGTCGCCGTGGCGACGTTAGGCTTGGCGATGACCTTCGCGGACGGCTGTCGGGCCTGGCCCGTCGCCGTGGCGGTCGCCGCGCTCGGCCTGACGGATGCCGACGGCGCCCTGGCCGCCCCGGTGGCGGTCGCGGAGGCGGCGGTCGCCTTGATGCTGGCGGAGACGCCGTTGGCTGCGCCCGTCGCGGAGGCGGCGGAGGCGACGGCGGTCCTGCCGGGGCGTCCCGTCGCCTGGTGGGCGGCACCGCTGGCGGTCGCCACGGCGGCGTTCGCCTTGATGGACTGGGACGTCTGCCTTGCCTGGCCGGTGGCGGTCGCCGTGGCCGCGTTCGTGGCGACCTTGGCGCTGGGCTGGCGTGCCGCGGCCGTGGCGCTGGCGTGCCCCGCGACCGCCGTGACGGACGGGTATGCGTCGGCCTGGTTGGCCGCGCCGGTGGCGGCGGCCGCGCCGAGGTTGGCCTTGACGCTGGCGCTCGGCGTCCTCGCCGCGGCGGTCGCCGTGGCGACGCCTGGCCTGGCGATGACGCTGGCCTTGACGGCGAGGGCGGCGCCCGTCGCCGTGGCGGCGGCGAGGTTCGCCTTGACCGAGGCGCTAGGTTGGCGGGCCAGGCCGGTGGAGGTCGCGAGCTCGGCGACGACCGTCCGGTCGGGGCTCTCGATGGGCTGGGAGCGCCTGGGCCGCTGCTGTGGCTGCGGAGGACGCCGGAAGAGTCCCGGCATGGGTCACCCCGCTCCTAGTTGACTTCCTCGTAGGTGATGCCCGCGTTCCAACCTGTCAGGGTGGTCGCGGTGCCGATCATGGCGAGGACGATTGCGGTGTCGGCCGGCAGGACGATGCGCTCCTCGGGGGTCGGGACCCATAGCCAGCCGTTGAGGTTGTTGAAGCCGTCCACCAGGAGCGGCGTCTTCGTCCCGGCGGCGTTGGCGGAGGCGTCGGTGCCGGCGGTGCCCTCCGCCCCGGTCGTGCCGCCGACGATCCCGGAGACGCGGCCACCGAGGAAGTGCGGCGACGGCGTGGCCGACGTGTACGTGCCGAAGGCGGACGCCTGGAGGGCGAGCTGGATGCCGAGCTGCTGGCTCGTCTCCGTCTCGTTCTGGCTGCACCAGGCGCGCAGGAGGCGGATGTTCGAGCCGCCAGTCGCCAGCGTCGAGTCCGTGTGGATGATGACGAGGTCGGCAGACGCGATGATCGTCTGGTTGTTCATGACGACGGAATAGACGCCCATGTCCGGCCTTTCAGTGCGCTAGGAGCTGCGGATAGACGGAACTCCGAGGGACGGACTCGACGACCGTCGTCCCGATGAGCGCGAAGCCGACGACGCCCCACGCGTCCGAGTCGGTGATCGAGGCGGTGCCGCCGTCGATCGTGCCGGCCGAGGCCATGGCGGCGGTCTGGAGCTGGATCATGCCGTCCGTGCCGGACGACTCCGCGAACTCCGCGACGGCCTCGACCCACGTCCCGCCCGACTGCCCGGTGAAGGCGCCGATGGCGTTGTCGTCGTTGACGGCCACGAGGTTGAGGGCGAGGCGGTCGGGGCCGAGGGTCGTGACGCTGGCGTCGGCCGCGGTCGCCGAGGTGCCCGTGCTGTTGACGGTGGCACCGGCCGTGA